GTGGCGCTGACATATGTGGCGATCCTGGCCCGGGGCACCCCATAATTTAAAAAACGGTTGACATCCTCGCGCAAAAAGCAGTCCGCGGACGTGGTAAACGTGACGCCGGTGCCCGTGGTGGCCGACGGTGTCAAAGTGCAATTCGGTTTCCAGTAATCCATCCCCACCGGCGGTTTATCAAAAAAAACCTTTTCCAAGCGCCAGTTGGTGTGACCCAGGCGCATCAATTTCCGGGGCTCATAATCGCCATGGGTGATATAGAGCACGTCCGCCGACTGCACCTCCAGGTACAGCTCCTCCAAATCCGCCTCCGGGTAAGGACTGGCGATCTCATAAGGCGAGCCCCCATCCATGATCTGCCCGCCGTCCTTGTAAAAGCGGATGTAATAATCGCCGAATTCCAGGACGTACGCCTGTTCTGTACTATATTCAAACCGCACCAACCGACAGCCCTTATCGTGGTGTTTGGCCTCGGCGATAAACTCCGTCCCCCCCCGTTTCACCACCCCCCCGAAAGGCAGGATCAACATGTTCTCCAGCAGGGCGCAGGCATTATAATACTTGGCCAGGTCCACCTTCCCGGCCATCAACTCCGTTACTTCCCCGGNGGTGAAATTACCCTGGAAGGCCTGGGCCATGCCCTAACTCCCTAAAAGCATCTTGTAGGCCACCGGTGCCGCACCCGGCAAACCCGCCGAACCGGTGAGCCAGTTGGCCTTGCTCCCGGCTGACGCCGCCGCGATCTTCCGCTGCCGGTCCCGGGCCGCGGCGATCTCCGGCGCGTTGGCGTCCGGCATCNCTGGCGGCGGAGGCACCTTCACTTTGGGAAACAAAAAACTCATGGTCTTATCCTCGCAATAGTTTGGTCGCGCCCCGTTCCCGGTCAGGTTTCCATCCGGTCTGCCGCAACGTCCCGTAAACGTAGGCGTTCAGCCGCTTGCCCTTGAACCCCTTGGCCCGGCCCTCTTTTTTAAGTTCCTCTTCCAGTTTTTTCGGCATGGCCCTGTCTCAACTCCGGCCGTTGGTCCACACGTCGCAACCCGCATCCCTGGGGCCGTCCTCCTGCCCATCCACCGCCTTGGCCTCGGAAAGGGCCATCTGATAGCCTTGGGAGGCAAACTGCACTATTTTGGCTGACGAAGTCAATGGAAACGCCGCTTCCATGGCCAATCGCCAGGCGAANGCGTTGATAAACTTTGCGTCCCATTCCGTGGTGTCCTCCACCAGGGCGATGTAATTCAGATTGATGGGGCTACTCTCATCCGTTAAAAGACTGGTGCCTTCCACCCGGTAAACGATCTCCGGATCGTCGTCCAGATTCACCACCCGCAGACAATCGCCCGGCAGCATATACTCATAGGAATAGCCCCAGGCGGGAGCATCCACTTCAGCCTCCACTTGCTCCCGCCTGCGGGCAAAGTTCCACAGGTGGTCCCTTAGCGCGTCATCCAGGCACAGNTCCCAGAGAATATTCAGGAGAATCGCCGCCTTGGAATCATCCAGAATGGACTCAATGGATTCCTGGCCTAAGCGTCTCAGCGCCAAATTGCAAATGTCCACCTGTTCAGCCATGGTTTACCTCCCCCAGAAACTTAACCTCAGGGTGGTGGCCGCCGGCGCGTGCGTCGTAGGCACATGCGCCATTTCCGCAGCCGCCAAAGCCACCACCCCGCCTTTGGTGGTGGAATCAGCCCCGGCAATAGTCCGGTCCGTGGCCGCGTTTTTCCCCAGGGTATCGCCGCCAGCAATGGCCACCGGCTCCGTCGCCGTAATCCCGCCGATATATTTCAAATCGTGGGTGTGTCCCGCGCTCTGGTAAATGCGGATGCTGTGATTGGTGGGATCGTATTTATAGACATAGCCGTTTGGTGAGGTTGGATTAGGTGAGCCCCAATCTTCCAGAGTCTTCAAACCGCCGAAGCCAGCCAGGGCCGGCAGGGGCACGCCGGTGGCCGGCGTCGTCAAAGCGGCGTTTCCGTAAGTAATGTCGTAAATCATGTGCCTGAGCATCCCCACCCGGTGTTTGCGCACCTTGGTCAGGGTTACGTCCGTATCAGCTAAAGCAGTCATTGGTCAAACCTCCCTGAGGCAAAGGGGGCCTTCACGGCCCCCCGCTGTTTTTTTAGTTCACCGCGTAAAATTCCAGTTCCGCCACGATCAGGATTGAGGGGTCACAATCCGCCCCGCCGATGGTCATTATCACGTCCGTCTGGCCGTCGAATTCATAGCCGAGGCCCGTGGCCACGTTGGCGGTGTTCACCCCCGCCGTAGCCGCGGCCGTGGCCCCCAGGAATTTGGTGGGGGCCGCCGCCGTGCCGTCCCCGGTGACGCCCGTGCCCAGGGCCAGGGTCACGCCCGTGCCCAGGGCCCCGTGATTTATCACGCTCCGGCCACACCACTTCCAGCCCTTGGGAGGCCGGGCCGCGTAAATCACGTCGGTGTTGTCAAAATCCGCGGTGGTGGTTATTTTGTCGATTCTGCCCCGCATGCAGGCCTGGGATTCCGAGGCGATCACCATCTCCGGGGGCACAGTCTCAAATTCCTTGGTATAATTGTCCATGTAAAATTCAGTAGCCATCAGTATTTACCTCCCTTGAACGGGGCGAGGGTCCCCCGCCCCGGTTGCCCCGCCGGTTTTAGGCGTGGTAAGTCGCAAATTCCACCACGCACTCCTCCTGCATCCGGGACGCCCCCATGTCCATCTCCACGTCGAACTCCCAGGGGTTGGAGACGTAATTTTTGTTCTCGAAAACATCGGTGGTGATTTCCTGGGCCACCGCCAGGGTGATGCCCTGGGGCACCCAGGCCACGCAGTAGGTAACTCCCGAAGTGGTGGTCAGCAGATTGCTGAGCATCAGATTGATGCCCACAAAAGGCACCACCTTTCCCTCCATCAGGGGCATCAGGCGGTTATACTCGTTGCTGATGTACTCCACCTCCTGCAACAGGTCCCGGAAGTCCTTGGGGCCGATCATGGCGTACTTGGGCCATTCCGGGGGCACGTCCTTCTGCTGAAACATTTGCAGGATCTCTTCCAACTTATCCACTGTCAGGCCCAGGGAGCCATGCGCGATCTTCTGGGTGGAAGGCAGAACCACCGCCGTTGAGCCGGTCTTGCCGGTATAGGCCGTGCCCCGGGCCCCGGCAATGATCAACTCGTCGATCTTCTTCTTGGCCGCCCCCTTGATGGCCTTCACCAGTTCGGTCTTGGGGTCCGTCATCATCCGCCGCTGGTCGTCCTTGTCCAGCAGTTCGTAATGGTGAAAGACGTCGGAATGGATCCGGCGCCGGGTTATTTCCGTGTCCGTGAAGGTTTTCTTGACATGGCGACCCGTCTTTTGTCCCATGGTCACCTTGCCCACAAAATCGAAATAACCGTATTCCCCCTTCAGGGTCTCTTTGGTCACCTTATCTTCGGCTTCCGCGATCACCTGTTGCAAGATCAGCTTCATGGTGGTGGAATACTGGTTGGCGAATGCTGCGGTGGGTGCCGGCATAGCGATTACCTCCAAATTTAGGCTGAATGTTCCGGCCTCTCCGGGGTGTCCGCCATGACGGCGGGCCGTTGAGAACCTACGGTAGGCACAGGCGTCACGCCTGTACTCCTTGCAGTTCTCCGGCCCCTACTGATAGGGGGTGTCCGGCAGGTTTAAATTTGCTTTGGCTTGAATTTCACCTCCAGGGTCCCTCCCGGGAGTATCCCTGGTTTATGCCCAGACCGTCAGGTCAACTCCCCCGCGGCCTCCGCTTTCTTGAACAGTTCATCAACTTCGGCTTTCACGTCCTTGTATCTCTGGGGTTCTTTGCGGTAGTCAATCTGAATCAACTCCGCAGTTTTGGCCTCCGCCTGATTCTTGAAAGAAGTCTGGAGCCGGCCGGTGCCGCCGCCCCGCAAGGTGTCTTCGCTCAAATCCTGGCCCATGCGGCAAAAAATCCGCACCAGGCGCTCATCGTTGTTTAGGGCAAAGGCCAAGGCCTCCCAATCCGCCCCATCCTGGATATATCTCTGCGCCGTCTTCCGGGCCAGGTCCAGATTCTCCCGGTATTTCCCTTTCCACTCCTTTTCCAGGACCTCAGTGACCTGCTTTTCCCGTTGTCCCTGCTGCTCCAGGACCTCCTTGAAATTGGCCACATTGGCAGTCAGATAAGCCTCCCGGATAGCCGTGAACTGCTTGGCGGTGAGCCCCGCCTGGTGCGCCCAGACCTGCCACTGCTGGTCAATTTCTTCGGAATAGGCGAAACCCTCAGGCAGGTTTTCTGGCTTGGCGATCTTATAGCCTTCCGGCTTCTCCGGCCGCCCCAGGCTGTTATAAAACTTGTCCCATTCCTCCGGCGGCGCGTCCTCCTTGGGCACCGTGGGCCGGGAGGAACTGATGAAATTCTGGGCCTCGATCAGACCCCGGGCCGCTTCCTCCGGACTCTTGTACCGGGTCAAATGGGAATTTTCCCGGATGTCCTCCGGCAAACCCTTCAGCCACGATCCCTCCGGTAGTTCAGGCTTTCTATCCTGAATTCCCTGATCGCCAGCCTGGACGTCTTGATCCTGGGTGCCGGCATCATTGCCGCCAGGATTCACGTCTTCTTTCGACATATCTCCTCCATTTCCTTCAAGTTTAGCCGGCCCGCCAGGGCCAGTATGCGCAGCACGACATAGCGGCAGCCCTCATTGAACACCGTTTTAAACGGGTCCACTCCGGTGATGACTCCCCCGCTCTCTGCCAGATAAAGGGTGGTATCCCCGAAATAAAACGCCGAGGCCAGATAGGCCAGCACCCGCAGCCCCGCCTCGCTGTCAAAGGTCTCCCGGAAATCCTGCTCCAACTGATCTCTCTGTTNCCGCAAGACCTCCTCCCGGCCCTCGCTTGCCTCCACATGGTGAGCAAAACAAAGATCGGACCCGGGAGTCACCGGCAGCGTGCAGCCTTTAATCCGGCATCTTGGCTTTTTCTCTGTCATCAAACTACCTTCGCCGTCTTCTTGGTCTCCACTATTTTCACCGCCACGGACATTAGTTCCGGGGCCAGCAACAAAACCGCCAGATCATATTCCCCCGGNACTTCTCCCTTTTCCATCTGTTCCACCGCTAATTTCANAGACAGGTGCCAGCCCGGCGGCAGGCCCTTGCTCGTCTGAAAATCCTTTTTAACCCGCGCCTCCAGATCTGGGGCCTCCCAATAATCTTGCTCCTTAAACATTCCCCGCCCCCTCCCTAAACTGCTGATTCAACAGTTCCATGGGGCTTCCCGCCTCCGGGCCCTTGCTCAGGGCCGGCATGGTCTGGGCCGCCTGCCCCAGCATGGCCGCCATTTCCTGGGCCTGCTGCACCTGGGCCCGTTCCTGGCGTTTCCGGGCCACCTCCTCCGGTGCCAGAATGATCTTGGGCGAGACCCCCCGACTCTCCATGAACTCCCGCCCGGCCTGGTCCCAATCGGCGATGTCCACNATCTCCGGGTAAAAGCTCATGATCTGGCCCACAAAACCCGCGCCCTCCAGGATTCCCTCGCTGGCGGCCGATTGCTGCGCCCGGGCCAGGGGGCTCAGATAATCAATCCGCAATTCCTCCCCCCAGAGGATTTCCGGGGGCGGCGGCAAATAGCCGCTCTCCAGGACCACGTTGTGCAGCCGGTCAAACATCGGGTTGAAATATCCTGACTGCAACTGGCCATAGGACCCCCCCAACAGCCGCATCTTCCGTTCCAGGAGTTTGGCCACCTCAAACGCGGTCCGGGACGGTAGCTCCGTCAACTCCAACAGGTCATTGAAATAAATCTGCCTGACCATCTGCCGGTCATCCTGCACCAGCCACTGCTCATAATTGGGGTCATGGGGGGAGACCAGGAAGGCGAACTTGTCCTTCACCGTATCCGCCCGCATGATGTTCACCGCCTCTGGATTCCGCCTTAAAGGGTTTATCATGGTGTCATTGCTAAACAGCAACGGCGGG